GTGATTTGATAGAACCTCTCTTTGACGATCCTAAGGAAGAAATATTCGGGGAACTAATAACGAGAGCTAAACCAAACAGAAGAAAGAAACTTATAGACGATCCTAACCAAAGAAAGATAAGTGATTTCTTTACGAAAAAAGGTTAAAAGGTAGCTTTTATTGTACTATATGATGGAATATAAATTGTATAGTGAAAACGTTCGTTACAGAATATCCGAAGTTACTTTACAAATTATAGAGGAACTAAAACAAAATATACCGAGACTTAACAGACCCGATACGTTTTACGATTTAAATGTTTACACTAACGTAGATAAACCTAAATCCTACGATGAAATATTCGAAAATAAAACGCTTCGTACAGAAATAGAGAAAAAAAGCGATAAGTTTTTAAGAAAAGAAATTGCACCTCTTTTAGCGAGGTGTTCTAACATGAGACTTGAAGGTAGAATTGAACCATATTTCTATAATATTTATTCTCAAAGAAATTATTGTAGATGTTCTCGTTTAGATAAGAATAAAAAACGTCATTTTTTGTGTTTTATGTCAGAACAACGTAGAGGTTTGTGTAAGATGTGTTATGAAATGGGACGAACTATTCCTAAAACAAAAATCCCGGTGTTACCACCACCGGTAAAAACGGGTGATTATGATAAAAAGTTAGAGGGTCAAGATGCTTTAGTTTCCATTAATATTACTTAAAAAAATGAGTCGTGTTTAGTTTAAGATGAATAAATCAGACATACTATTAAGTTCCATAGATACATTTTATAAAGTGCCTGAAAATAGAAAAATTCTTAGTCAGATACTAAACAAATCGGGTGGTATTTCCTTGCGTAATTTGGAGTGGTTTATTACCAATTATTCTAAAAAAACGAATTTATCTTACAAAACGGGTGACGGTAAAATGTTTAGTGTTCACTGTGCATACAAATCGAGTTTGGATGGGTACAGTAAAAAATTATTCGATCCTTTTTGTAGATCATCTAAAATAAGTTATACGATACCAGGGACAAATGATGAAATTCATACAACGGTAGCACAATTGAATTTTATCAGATGGTGTATAAAAAATAACATTATAAATTACATAAAAGAAAATAAGACCGAATTGTTTAGTAAGCGCGAGTCATGAACCCGTTTTCGAATTCAAAAGTTTGGTAACCGACGTAGTATAAATGTAAATTATAATTACTCGTAAGTCCTTCTTTCATCTTCACTTCTAAGACGGTTCTGTTAGACTGTAACTGACTAAAATCCAGGCTTCCCGATGGTTCCACATTAATCGGATTCATCGAGAAAGCGTACGTGTATATGTTTCTTAAAGGTCGTGATAAACGACTCGAAAAGGGTACGACGTATTTAAAATATTTGTGATCGCTATCTTGAATGTTTGGTATATCCTGGCCATTTACATATATCTTAGCGGACGTCATGGGTGGATTAAAAAACTCGTTTGTTATTGAGTATTCTACGTTCGAAGAAAAGTTATACCTATTAGCGAAGACGTTAGCGAGAAGTGTAGTTCCACCTTCATATGTACTTTCATTTTCAAAAGCCTTTTGTCTGAAAAACCAATTGAGTGTTTTAACGGGTGTGTTCGGTACAAGTTCTAACTTACTTTCTAAAATACCAGCTTCTATTTCAAGTGTAGGGTGTTTTTGAACTATATCCGTTATAAACCTCTGTTTAGTATTCGAAAAATAATTACGTTCGCTTGGATCGAGTGTTATTTCTTCAGTTATGACGTCGAAACTTTCGAGTGAAAATGAACTCGATGTATCCGTAAAAAACGTTTTAGGGAAAAACTCAAACTCGAATATTATTTTTTGTTTGTGTATGGCACACGTAGGAAAGTAAGGACGGTTTGGTTTGTTTGTTTCGTATTCATCACTTTCGTATTTTCTAGAAAAAAATAAGTGGATTGGTATTAAAACGTTTGATTCACTTTGGCTTAAAAACTGATTACCGGCGAGTAAAGACGTATCTTCTGCTAAGTTTCTGTTTATGGTGTACCTTTTAGTTCTCTTTTCAGATTCGTCGAGATACAGTTCGTCGTATATTATTCCCCAATCGGCATGATATTTTTCAACTACAAGTTCGTCTACACGCATGGTTACAGACTTTATGAGATGACGACCTATTTGATCAGCAAAATTTTCGTTTACAGATAACCCGGGTAATTTAATCGAAACGTACATGTTAGAAAGAAGATCACCCATATTTCTAGGATTTAGCGTGACTTTTACAGTTTCGCCAAATGGCCAGTTCGTGTTTATGGCTTGATCACTAGGCCTGTTGACGTTAAAGTTTCTGTGAAATTTTGTAAAGTTTGAATGTCTTTTTGGTATGTATTTATATAAAGAAAAATCTGGGTCGCTTTCTAAAAGGTACGTGTCTTGTTTACCTATCGCATTTAAAGAAATTTTAGAACCCGTGTTTGGACCAGTGTTTATATCACACATAATACTACTTATTACTAACAATTTTTTAAATCTCGTTTAACGAACGATTTTAAATTGTCGTACCAAAAACAAATTTCTTTACTGGTTAAAGATAAAGGTATACTTTGTATGTGTTTTATAAGACCAGTTTCCTGTTTGCGTAACGCTGATATACTTGGTTTTTTTGTACGTACAAAACATGAATAACAGACGCGTTTTATTTTAGTACCAAAAAATTTATAAAAAGAATCATTATTACACACAAAAATTGGGTTTATTTTTCTATACTTTCTTATCGCCTGTCTTATATCACGGTTTTCAGATTTTATATATGGTTTTAACGGGTTATTACAAATCGTACAAAATCCTTTGCACTTAAGATACATAAAAGATTTACATACTATTTTTTTATGTATTATAATCAGGTAACACACCCAGATGGTACAATATGTTTAGGTATAAATACAGAAGAACAAATGCCTGAACCGTTTGACATAGAACAAGCGAATGTAGAAAGAGAAGATGATGAAGTACATGAAGTGTTTACTAACTACATGTCACACGTTCACGAGTGTTTCTTTTTGGTTACCTTAATTTCTTTTATTTTTATACAAAACGTAATAAACCTTATAAATACCATACTTTCTTTTATTTGTGTGATTGGTGTGTATTCGAATGCTAAATATTTGGTACTTATACACGCGATGTGTATGATGTGTTTAATAATAATATGCGTGGTTATTAATTTGTTTGGATATTTATTTTACTACTTTCCATACTTAATAATAAATGTGTGTTCATTAGCAACCTTAGTCGAGGTAACTTAAAATGTAAATCAAGAAAACTAAAATGGAATATTCTCAAAAAGATCTCGATATCGCAAAACGCATATATAGCATAAAAGATGAAAAGTGTGAAAGATTCGCAAGAAGTATTCACAAATTAAGAGAATCTAGGAAAAGGTATGACGACCAAAGAGATAAAAAAAGAATTATCTTTTTAAAGGAGGTACCTGAACAGATGATTCAAAATAGACACGCTTTTAATGTATGTCAGGCGACTACAATGAGTGGGAAAAGGTGTAATTTCAAGGCATCGTGTGGAAACTTTTGTAAGAAGCATTCACACGGTACAAAAAATTTAGATATTAGTGTATTAGGTACTAAACCAGTTTTAAAAAATATTATGTTATAATAAATGTTAAATCAAGAAACACTCAGACCCGTAATAATCGCCATGGCGCTTTACTTAGCTATTTCGCAAATAGTACCAGAACTCTTAAAAAAACCCACGAACATTAAATTTGTAGATGATATTGTTGCCATGCTCATCGCACAAAAAGGTTCGTTAACTTCGGGTGTTATTCTCACCGGTATCATTGTTTTCATTACCAATTACATTAACGATGAATTCCTGTAAAACATTTTCTTTACAGGTTAACATGTGAGTTTTTGGGTGTTCCATGTATCGTATTTTTTTAGTATAGGCATCTTCCATGAACTCCAAGAGTTGTTCATAGTTTGGTTTTCCCCATTGCATACCCGCTTTGAAAAGAAAATCATCCCTCGGTATTTCTTGAAGTTCACATTTTATCTTATAAGGTGTTCTAATGTATTCCGTAGCACCCCCGTATTCCGGTACTATGACTGGTTTGTTTCTCAGCGCGGCTTCGACTGCACCCATACCAATACCTTCAGAAGACGAGAAACTTACGTAACAATCACCTAGTGCGTGTATTTTTTCCATATCCTCGTCACTTATCAGACCGTTTATGATTTCGACGTTTGGTATATTTATATTAACTGGCTGTTTACACGTTGCTTTTACTAAAAGTCTTGAATCTGGTTTATTCAGGCGAATAAACGCTTCCAAAATTTTGTTAAAGTTCTTTCTAGGATCATAAACATTTCCTATATGGTAAAACGTGTATATTTTTTTAGGTGGTACGTGAGCGTGTACAACAAAGAATTCCTTATCAGGAAACTGTTTCTTAAAAACTTTTCTACAGAATTCACTCGGTACAGCAATTCTATCGAATAAATCGAAAAGTTTACCGTAATCTTCGTGTACCGTTTCTGTTTCGCATATTGTCATACACGTGACGTGTTTAATTTTTCTTTTTATTTCTGGTATTTTATCTAACCAATACTGTACTGGTAAAGCAAATATAAACGCTCTATCACATTCTGGAATTTCCTCTTGAATTTCCAAATATTTACTATCAGGAAAAAGGTCGAGGTATTTGTGTGTGAGTTGACCTATGCCACTGAGAAGAGTTGGGCCGATGAATAACATTTAGTATAAAGATAATCTTTCTTTTATATATATTACGCGATGGACTCTGTTAGAGAACAAATTACACAAGAACTTGCACGATCTAAGGTTCGTGGCGATAGACTTTACAGTATATTGAAACAAATCGTTGATCACATTGAACCACCAAAGGAACCAGCTCCAGCTCCAGCTCCAGCTCCAGCTCCAGCTCCAGAACCAACTCCAGCTCCAGCTCCAGAACCAACTCCAGCTCCAGCTCCAGAACCAGCTCCAGAACCAGCTCCAGCTCCAGCTCCAGTTAAGAAAACGGTTAAACGCGTCGTTAAAAAGAAGGTTGCGGAACCGAAGGAGTAATTTTACTTTTTGCAAAATAAAATCCCCCAAGTATCAGTACGATGAATAAAACAAGGTACCTAAATGGATACTTTTTCTTTTTTTCGTTTTCCATTTTTTCTATATCGTGCTTATCTGGAAGTTTTTCAACGTTTATGTTGAGTTCATCTATCTTCCCGATAAGTTTGTGTAATGCTTCTAGTATTTGAAGTTCTCTATCTTTGGGTTTTTCTTTAACGTCTATAGTTGTTATTTCGAGTATCATATACCAGGATACATTAGCTTGTATTAGTTCGTAATCACCATCGCCTTGTGATTCGTATAATTTAAAATGGAGTTTTTGTAAAGATATGGGATTAAAATAATTTGTTTTTCTTTGAAAAGAACGCCATTGTTTATCTCTTAGTATAAATGTATTACTACCAGTAAAACTTCTTTCTAGTGGTATTCTGGCTAAAATCTGTCCGTTTCGTTCATCCAATAATTGTCCCCTTTTGGGAATATCATCACAAACTATATCAATGTACTTGGCGACATTTGTATCACCATTATCATTAGCACCTATTTGTGTGACGTAAAAATCAACTGGTTTTACACCAATGACTTCAGATATTTCTTCGAGGTGTAAATTTGATTCCAAGTTTAGATCTATTGTAAAATTATTATTGGTACCGTTTACGAATTGTGAATCTATCACTATATATTGAATTTTTTTAGGTAAGTCCTGGAGAGATACCATCTTCTAATTATACTATATAAAAAAACTATACGAATAATAAGCAATGTATACGAGTTTATATAAAATTATAAAACCATTAAGAACTGCTATATACGAATCGTCTTCTTCTTCAGAGAGTATTAGTTCATATTCGAGTAACGTATATGTTAAATCACCTGAACGTAAAAAAAAGTATTACTATTATCAAAACCCAACTATTAAAAAAAGTATAATAGCGAGAAATGAAAGTGGTGAACATATTATTATGGAAGTAAACGCGAGTGATATAACTTTTTATAAATATAAATAACCTAAGTAAAAAAACATTTTAAATTTTTTACAAATACTAAAAACAAATGAAATGGATTACACATCAATGCACACTTACGACTACAAACTTGCTTTCTGCCAAGCGACGCGTGAACTCCCGGAAGATTTACAAAGAATTATCTGGAACAAGGCGAACAAATACGAACTTATATGCCCAGGTGCCCCGAAGAAACTCACAAGAACTTCATCATCACCAATCGAAAGATTCGATACACTTGTCAAAAACTGGAGAGAAAAGTGGGGCGAACCTTAAAGAACACATGCGATTACTCGCTTACGAAGAGTTTTGTTATGGAGAATTTGAGTGTGGTGAGTATAATCGTTACGCTTGTCAATATAAAAATATGTTACTCCGAGAACTAAAAAATAATAAGAAAGAAATTGAATATATACGAAGATACGGTCCTCAATGGGCAACTTTACCTAACAAAAAACCCGAATTTAATCACGACGATAAACTTACTGAAATACAAGTTCGTTTATACGAGTGTGAAAAAAGGTGTATTGAATTTGAAATAATGGAGAATGAGTTTCTTAAAAAAATTTCTTTTCACTGATCGGTTTCGTTATTCGTGTATAAATATTTAAGTGTTAACATGTACCCACTAAAAAATGAACTTAGTGTTGTAGATATTGCTATGTGTACTAAATAATTATACCAACTGTATATCGAATACGATATTAGTCCAAACATGTTTACCACTATAAAAGTTGTGCTTATATCCTCAACTTTTTTAGTCGTATGAATTTTGTATATTTGGGGTACCGTGTTTAAAGTTAAAAGTGTACACCCTATCCATCCTAGTGCATCTATTAGTATATACATATGTTATTTAAAAATTATACTTTTATATATTTTAATCCTAAATTAAATGTTTACCATAATAAACCCTTATACTAAAACCCTTCGTATTTCGTGTCCTACGAAAAGGAAAGAAAGTTTAGCCGAGTATGAAGAAATTAAGAACAAAATTAAAAGTTCGACTTTAAAGTATGGATCCATGGTTTCTGCGTACCACTTTATTTTTCAAGACCCCATAGATGGTTTATCGGCTACACTCGGAACTTTGGCGTCCTATGCATATGTTGATTCTTTATCGTCTTACGTGGATAATATAGAAAAGTCAGCTGGTCTTAATAAAAGAATGCTCATACCTGTAGTAACCGCACTTTTGGAATCGTCGTGGAATTCTATGGATACACCTTTTGATTTTAATATGGGTGCAACACTTTTTGGTTTCTTGGCTTATAAAGTAGCTTTTTACCAAATCGTCGCCGAAGAACTTTTGTTATTAAAAGACGATGATGAAGACCTAAGTGGAGAAGAATAAGATTAAAAAATAAGAAAAAAAATGTCTGATATTTTTTACGAACTTGTTGCAAAAACTGTTTCTGTGGAAAGAAGGGAAGAACTCGATGGTCTCGCTTCTTCACACTATAAAGGTGTTGACGGGAAAATTCAAGTTTGGGGAATAAGACCTAACAATACTTTCCCCGAAAATTTTAGACCACCCGATAACGTCGAGTATATCGGCCACCTTTACCTTCTTGATACCGACTATGAAAATGTAAAGTCGTTTTTCCATTTTCACGAAGAAAAGACCAAGGATGGTAACCGTATTGGTATTATTCACCAAGCTCTCAAGATTCTTGATAAACAAGAAGATATAACTCTTATCCCTTCGGTGGATATTACAAAGGATTGGTTTGAGTTTTGGAAAAATTATTACATGGATAAGTTTTCTTCCGACCGATCCAAATATAATTCTTTTGTGAACAAACACGGTTTAAAAGACCGTTTAAGCGTTCTCGAAAGTAAATGTATGCGAGACGATATAGAAATGCACTTAAACAATTAGATTGTAATGAATATATAACATGACTACACTTACACATGAACTTTTAAAAAACTGTACCACACTCGTCAAACTTTCACACTTAAACGATCTTTGTTCTAAATTATGTTCTAAAAATTCTGAGGTATACGCATTACGTTCCGAGTTCGGGTACCCGGAACACCTTATTCCCCAAAATAATAAAAGGTTTCTCGCGTATATGGGTGTTTCTAAGAAAAAGGTGGAAATGCCATACGGACAGGCCCATTTTATCACGTTTTATCACGAACCTAAAGTTTCTACAAGGGACGTTCCAATTGGTATTCTTGAACACATGTATAACATTTACATGGAGGAACAAGTTGAAGAATTGAAAATGTCTGGGTACCGTGAAAATGAACACTTTTCGGTCGAACTGTTCCCTTTAGAAATAGATAACACAAACCTTGGGTACTGGCGGTGGGTACTTGAAGACGATTGGGGTGTTACCGATAAAATTTCTTTCGACGATCTCGTTGACGATTACCAACTCAAATCACATGTTAAATGGGACGTTCTCAGAGACATTTTACCCGAAAACATAGACGAGTATAATGGTAGTGTCGTTGATAGCGACGAAGAAGAAGAAGAAGAAGAATTTGAATACGGGGAAGAAACGGACGAAGACGAAATTGAGGAAGGAGAAATTGTGAGTGATTCAGAAGCCTAAGTAAATTATAAACTTATTATT